CCAGCCATAAATGATTTGCGAAACTCTTCAATAAAGTCATAGATGGTGTTATCAATATCAGCATACGCTAACAGTTGTTGAATGTTTTGAACGGGGTTTGCACGATATTGTGTGACTATCCCAGATGCGCCAGAGGTTCCACCAGTTACAGTCTCGCCAGTTTCAAACAATTGTTGTGAGGATATAAACAATCTTGGTGTCTCATCACCGAGGTCTTCAACAAGAACAGTTGCAGTTGCATAAGACGTACCGCCAGTAATAGTTTCACCCGCAACAAACTTACCTGTGGAACCAGAACCAACTTCCGTAACAATTAGAGTTCCGTCTTCATTAAGAAGGTTGGTATCAGTCTCAACTTCCAAGAGGATGTTGTCAATATTGACTGTTAACTGAAGTTCAGCAGATTCAAGAAACTGGTAATAGTGTTTTAGAAATATAGAAAACTGTGGGTGATCTTCAGCAATAAAGTCAGGTAGTTGTCCATCAATTTGAGTACTGAGTTTATTCTCTAAAGCTGGGGTCCAAGATAAGTCAAAAGGTGGTGCCATAATTAATAACTCGACGGAGTTGTATAATTAGTTGTTGTAACATAACCAGTTGAACCCCCTGCACTATTGACTGCAATAGTATCTTGTCCTCCAGAGATTGTCGTATTTACAAGATCAATTTCAACAATCTGATTTCTCTGACCCACGATATCGCTAGAAGATGGTGTTGCAGTTAACCGTATAGCAGAGGATATACTATTATCAACATTAGATACAGTTGTTATATAAATTGGATTGACCGAAACTAAACCTGATGTATAATTTACAGTTCCAGCAGTTGAGGAGTAATATGTTCGTACACCACTAACCAAATAGTAGATGCGAAGGTTCCCTGCGCCATCTTCATCAAAGAACATCTCGTTTGTATTATCCTGTATATAGAAACCCGTTGATGCAATGATACCACCAGCCGAAGAATTGTGACCAGAGTGTGGATTGAATAATTCATTTCCAAAGGGGACGGTGAAAGAAAATGAACCAGACGTACTTGGCGTATAACGTGAAGCAAGAGATACGGTAGTAGTATTGTTTAATATTGAAGTATCACTAGCATCAACTAAAGAAGTAAATTGTGAATGTCTAAAAACAGAGTTGAATACTTTCAAGTAATCAGTATTATAATTCGTGACTGTAGAGGACACAAGTGATTCCAAGGCCTCTTTAGTATTAGTTGTTGCGTTACTATCATATTTGAAGTTAATGGTGAGGATAATGTTTAGAACTTCTGGGTCTACGACAACAGGAGTGATTGACGCAACAGTAAACGGTGCCAAGTCAGTTACCAACTGAGCCTTCTGAACTTCATTCAGATTTAGTCCTGTCGTTGACTTAACACTAATGAATACCTTACCATATTCTGCAACTTCTGATACACCAGTGACACCATTGTAGGAACCAGCCTCTCCGCCCCAAACAGAAACCGCTTGAGTGTTTGCAAAGAGTTGTTTAACATAAGTTTTATAATCATCTGCTGTAACACATCTTCCTTGTGATGCATAATCTAGGGGTGCATTATATTTTATAGACTCTATAGATTCTGGTTCAGAACCTCCGGCCGCAGCCGATACCGTTCTAACATTAACACTGTTAACAGTATCGATTGCAGCGGAACTAACAAAGACTGCTGCACTATTTGCAACACCCTTATTGGTAATAACATAATTCATTATAACAATATTACCATCCTCAATCGCATTGCCTAGAATACCGTCACCAAAATATATTTCATATTTACCATCCTCTACTTCTTGCAAGAAATAAACATTTGAGGTAGAGGTTAGTCCAGCAATATCTGTTGCTAGAGCATATGAAGATGTTATAGTATCTGATGCAGAGTTTTGTACATTAACCGTGAGAGTTGTTGTATCTGCTCTATCATTGTTAATAAGAAATCTCTGTTCAACATTTTGAGTGTCAGCAGTGTATCTACTTGAAACATAACTACCCTCATATATACTTGTGTCATTAAATGCAATAGTAGAACCACTAAGAGGCGCAGTAACATCCGATATAGTTACGAACTGATAAGATGTATCACCAACACTAGATGTGAAGACTGTACCCGCTGGCATGGTTGCACTAGCATTGGATGTATTCAGAAAGACATTAACAGTTGCTTTTGCAGCTGTAGCAGAACGAGTGGTATATCCCAAAGTCTTTGCATGTGAAACCACACTCGACCTCAACTGTGAGGAGTCAAGGAACATTTCGTTTGCAAGCATGTTCGCATTGAAACCAAGATAGTGAGTGTTGTATGCAAGAACATCAAGGAGCGCACTAAGGCCAGAACCTTCGAAGTCATAGTCCTTGAACTCTGTCTGATTTCGCATGAAGACTTTTAGGTTATCTTTGACCTCATCAAAGTCAAATTCTGTTACGCTGAGTCTTTTTCTAGTCGCTGCCATTATCGTAATCTCTCTAATAGAACTTCCATATTCACAAGTTCTGTTGGGGCGTTAACAACATAAAACTCAAGTGTAACATTATATGAATTGTTGTCAATATCAGGTAATGCTCTAACTCCAACTAAACGAACTCTGGGTTCATAATTTTCAATAGCAACTTCAATCTTCATAGTCAGGATATATGCCGAGATCGGAGTCATAGGCTCAAACAAAATATCTCTGACCCCAGAACCAATCTCTGGGTGAAAGGGTTTCTCATAGAAATTTGTTAGTAGAAGATTTCTTACAGACCTCCTGACTGCCGTAATGTCAGTGAGTTTAGAAATATCCTTTGATCCAATTTTAGGGCCAAAGAATAAATCAATATCAGAATACAATTGAGCTGCACGTTCTTCACCTTGGTATGTACCGTCAGTATATGCGTCTTTAGCACCCATGTGTATTCCTCTTTAGTATTATTTATACATTCTCTGATGTGTTTTGTTTCATCATAAACTTATTATTAGACTTCCAAATGTCCTTTGCACTTACACGAATGAATCTTTTGTTGGTTTCATTTGTATTTGGGTTGGGAATAGTTACCATAACATTCTTACCCTTGTTAAATGCATCAAGTTGATTTCTCATTCTCGCAAGATCGTTATTCATATAATTTCTACGAACTGCCTTAGTAGTAGCCTTACAAACATTATTACGTTCACCCTTTGATGATTCTGTTTCTCTTGACTTTTTCTTTCCCATAATATAACTCCTTTATGTGTGTTTGTATTTAGTCACCACCAAATTCATCACTCAAATTTACCACTATCTGGATAGACATATTCAATGCCACGAGCTTGAGCCTCAGCTGCAGATAATTCACTAAAATCACCGTGAAGAGCTCTGGCCACAGTATCTTGTATCCAAAATGCCGCTGTTTCAGCTATGGGGTCGGCCGCGGCCACCTTTATATTAGAAGGTTTCAATTGTGCTGCAGATGTGCTACCAGCAATCTTTTGCAAATTTGGAATAATAGAACAGGGATCGAACCCTTTCGTAGATAATGACTTTGCTTGTGAAATAAGACTAAAAATCTCTTTACCTGCGGCCGCTACATCATCTGCAAATTCTTTTGCAATTTTTTCAGCAGCAGTAATATATTCTGAGGTGCCTGTGGGAAGCTCATTTATTACTTTTATTTCTGCTTGCAAGTTCAAGGGAATACCTGTACCCTCGTTGAAGACATCGGTTACAGGTGATATATACGGAGAATCCTCCGTGCCTATCTGTGTACCGGGGCCATAGTATTCCGATGCCGCATAACCGTCTTGATCAAATATATAGTCTTCATCTAGGTCAGTGTCATATTCAAAACCGGGTGGGGCACCGCTACCTTCTAAGCCTAAAGTTTCGGCTATCCAATCTCCCCCTTTTTGTAATAGGGCCATGAATCCCGTAAGTGCGTTTTTATCTCCCTCGACGACGGCCACGGACGCCGTAGCTGTTGCGGGTATAGATGCTTTCTGCGCTGCCTTTGAATCTTGTAACTTTGATAGAACATTATTTATTATCTCGCTTGCACCACAAAGATTAGCATTTGAAAAAAATCCGGCCATTTAATATCTCCTATCCAGCAAATACATTATTGCTTCCTTGAGCAACAGAAGTGCATGTGGCATCACCAACTCTACCACAACCCCTACCATTCACTCTAACTTTAGATGATCCAAATTGAATTGCAACTGCATGTCCTCCACAAGGAGGTTTGTTTGGTGGTACTTTGTGGCCAGTATTTGGATCACCTTGTCTGCTTATTCCTATACCATTCACCTTAACATTAGTTGAGCCGCGAGCTCTGACCATACCACTACAGTGTGGAACATCAGCGTCACCTATTCTGCATACTGATGGCATTTTCTTTCTCCATTAATTGTTTAAACCGATCATGCCATAAATGTATTTCATCATGGTCTTCTTGTGTATGTGGTTCTGGTGGAACATCAAAAACAAATTTTATTACATGATCAAACTCTTCTGGTATATCTTCCCACCGTGTATATTTATTAAGTTTTCCATTTACTAAAAATTGAAAATCATGCATTATTTGTGTTCTCCTGTGCAATCAATAAACTTAATTTGTAATTCCAAAGATCAACCTCTCTTACCTCACTCACCGAATGACTATCTGTTGATGCATATGGTTCACTAACGGGGCCATGAGAATGATCTGATCCCGGTACATCTTGTTCTACTATAAATGCTTCCCTATCATCTCCTGCTCCACTTTGTTCGCCTATTAAGACATTTGCAAATACTACTTCATCTATATTTTCTGTTGAACTTTCTAATATGATAACATCATGATCTTCAAGTAACAAATGATTTTCTGAACCTGTAGCAAAATTCTCTGGAACTAATCTATCTGGGCTATCAACATCCTCAAATAATATACTATCGCCGGCATTTGTAGATGATCCGTCCGTTCCATCCAATACAACAAAAAATTCTGTTGGTAAACTATTAGAATCTAATGTGCCATCTACACCTATAAGTGAATCTGTTGCAGTAGAATTAAATGTTGCAGTCTCTAATAAAATCTCCCTGTTATCAACAACAGTTCCCACATCTGGTATAAAACTTATCACATGTTTTAATGTGGAATCAACTGGAATTGCATCATAATCTGTATACGTTGTGATTGTTCCAGATGTATTCATTATTTTAAATTCATGGGCCATGCACTTTCCTAGTTCAACTCAATAACACCCAATGGTGTTGAAACATTAACATTTCCTGTTGTGGAAGTATGAATTGTACTTCCTATAGATGTATGCGACCATATTTGCCCTGTAGTGCTTGTCCATGCTGTACCAACTATTTGTGACAAATCGCCGGAAGTTGTTATTGCCATATTTCCGAACTCAGCTGCTATCGTCACATTTCCAACAGACTTGATGTCGAATGCTCCACCAGACTTCAATGACATAATATCTGATGAAATTATCGATAATTCGCCGCTCGTACTCAATATATAATCAGAGGGAGTTGTTATGAAAATGCCGGAACCAGATGGGTTAGAAGGAACCTTTATTGCTTCCACTGCGAGTGTGTACATACCACTAATAAGTTCCCACTTGGACCCCTCACTGCTGGTAACCACATCACCACCGATTCGACCATTAACCTCTTCTTTGATATTATACCCATGATTACCAATAATCTCTTCCTCAAGATTACCGGAACCTCCAGCACCAACCTTGACACGATGGTTCTTGTGAATCTTCTGATAGAAGTCTCCTTCTATCTCTTGTATGTAATCACCCTTGATAAGTTCGCGCACTGAACCCTCAACCGTAATATTCTGCGAACCCTTGATGACAATCTTCTCGCTACCAATTACAATCTCGTAGTTATTTCCAATAACCTTGGTCACCATAGTACCGTCTGGATGAATCTCCTCAAATGTTCCTGCCTTGTGCTGACGATACATTCTTTCAGCACCGGGGCTATCATCTACTTCCGTGATATGACCAGACTCAGACTCAAACACATGGTTAAAAGGATATACAGCAGATTTGTATTCTTGATATTCTTCATCATACACATCATCTTGCTCTTCTGTTTCAACCTCACGGGTCTTCGTAACACCTTCAGCCTTTATACTTTTTGGTAAAGGCTCTTCCCAAAAACCCCGTGTCTCTTTTATTGCTTGAGTAGATATAGTTGTAAGATAAGGTTTTGTTGCAATAGGAACACCTGTAGTCTCTGATACGTCATCGTCAACCTGAAGAATAGATGCTGGATCACCACGCAATCTCTGATATCTACGATTAATAAGAGAGCTATGGGTTTCAGAAACTATACCAAGAGCAAGTCTGTTTGTATCAGTCTCACCAACACCTTGCCCACTTTTTCTTGTGCCCGGATATGGGCCATACTTTGGTGTGATGGCACCATATTCCGGTTGGACAGAGCCGGGCCCGCGAGGATCATTAAATCCTTCTGTATTATCTGCTTTTGATTGAGAGATTCCCGGCAAAGTACCCATGATAACAGGTTGCTGTGCTTCGGTATCTCTAAAGAATCCGACAACCCACGAGCCCTCTGTCAAAAATGAGGGTGTGTGTCCAAGGCCTTGCATTGATGGATCAGTCACGGGGTGCATCACATGCGCCCACGGCAAATCTGTAGTTTTGATTTGTGTTAAGTCTTCATTATGCCGTCCAAGCACACGAACACGAACTCTACCAACCTTGTCAGGATCGTTCCTGTCTTCAACTACACCAACGAACCAACTAAAACCATCTTTACCCATGAAATCTTGCATGGAACTATTTATAAGAGTTTAATGAAGGTCCGGGTCACGTCCCATGCGTTTTTCTACATGCGACCAGTTGTATTCCACAATTTCATACTGAGTGTCGGGGTTGTTTCCCCGTAACAATGCAATACAGGTCAAGGCTTCTTCTTGATCCATATTCTCTGCCACTGGTTCCGTTGAAACAATTCTATACTTGATCATGATGAGCTCCTTTTGACATCACCAAATGCGTTCTGTCAGGTCCACAGTTAACAAAACTGTGTAGTATCGTAGTGTCAACCTCATAGACGTAACCATCAGCAGGTATATGAACTATCTCATTCAAAGTAGGAAAAATAAAGTAAGCATTTGGGTTTGTTATAAGAGCCAGATGATAACGAGGTGTCTTATCTTGGTGTACGAAATATGAGGTGCGAGGTTGCATATGCATAATTCTAGAACGCTCACCATGCATATCCCGTATCACATCAGCAAAAACTGTACCCTCGTATATATCATTTAATATAATGTAGTCTGATTGTGTCATTAAAATACGGTCCTCGGCTGGATTGTTTCCATCAACCCCGCCGGGGCCTTTTCTGCCCGTTATCGAACCAGTTCCATCTGTATATGGATTAACGTCATCCTTGTTACTTCGTTGTATACAAGTCTGACGGTTCACCGGGGAACCGTCAATTCTAGTCTCACGGTTCACACTTAGTGGTTTTGACCACAGTTTATCTCCCATACGCAACTTTATGAGTTCCCACTCAACCAGACATTTATCTAGATCATAGCAGTGATTTGTTTTTCTTATTAGCATGGTAGGTTATTTAGGGTTCATTCTATTGTTTCTTTTCGAAATGATGCTATGTGGGTCTTCACTAATGTTTCCAGCAACTATAATTCGATCATGATCACACTGATGCGCTGGAACAGAGTGCTTAATCCAACCCGGAAACATCGTAAGTCTGCCCACCTTTGGTGCTAAGGAATATGCGTTGGTATCATTGAATACAAGTGGGGAACAGTTATCGCAGCACTCTACGTTATACACCCAGCTCCATACATACGGCCAGTGATTATGATTCTTTGACCAATCACCCCTCTTATATACCGCACCCCAGCAATCATACGTTGACATTTCAAGATGAACAGGTAAAGGGCTGTTAGCATGAGCAAGTTCAATTGCCTTGTCTGCGATAGCCCCAAAGTCCTTGTCTGTCTCATGCATGAACCAGCTGGTCATGTCTGCTTTTACATTTGTTTTTCTCTTCTGCTCATCACCGATTGATTTACATTTCCTCGAAAGGTTATTCTGCAAATCCTTATCGATATGAAGCTTCTCTATTACAGGAAACTTCATATGAAAGGAAGGATTAGACCGCACCAATCAACTCATTGGGGAGAATGTAGTCAAAAATTGCAAGGCCTGCATCATTGCCTTTGGTAATTTCGATATAGACAGATTTCAAAGACTTCTCCTTGAAGGGAACATACTTCTTCAGCTTCTTGGACTTGTACATAAACACCCCGTCTTCCAACTTAATGTCATCATAGGAGTCCTTATCAGAACCAACCGCAGTTAGCTTCCCCGTAAGAATTTCACCATACTCGCCGTTGTATACGACTTCATCACCGATATTCATTTTTTCGT